TGAACTCGGATAAATATCGCCGTTGCTGTTGCTATTATATTCCGGAAACAACGCTTGATTAAAACACATATAATCTACAAATCTACTGCTGTAATGGTTTGCCGTTTGCGTTTGTTTGTCTATTAATAAAGATAATTCTAAACGGTCGATATTTTCGCTTTGTTCTGCGTTGTGTTTATAAACCCCTTTGTTTCCAATCGTATAAGCTGAATAAGGTAAATATTCCACCATTGCCCAATGAATCAACATAGGTTTAATATAAGTATTTACTAAAGTCAAATAGTTACCACCTAAAGTATTCGCGATAATATCCGCTTTTATCTTTTCTAATAAATCCGTTCCTAAATACTTTTGAACGTGAATATCTTGAGCGATTTTAATATATTGAATAAATTTGTCGGGGTCAACGTTGCCGTTTAAAGACGTGAATTTAACCACATCGTCCCTCGTTATAATTAGTGCTTCTGCCATTATTGAAAGCGTTTATTAGTTGGTAAAAATCCGTTAAACGGCATATCTTTTGGAAGCGTTGAAACAAGTTTATTATTAACAACTTTGTAACCTAACTTTTCAGCTTTTTTACCTGCTATTTGTCGTGCTGTTTCTACGTCAATTGCTTTGCCTTCAAAAGTTGCGTAAACCGCTTTATTCCATCTATGGTTACAATCTCCACCACCTTTATACAACCAAACAGAATAAGTATCTGCACCTTTAGGTCCCCATCCTTTGTTAACGGGCATCGTTCCCATTTTAATAATATCTTCTTTGCGATAAACCTTAGTTGAACTCATCATTGCTTTACAAAAATCTCGGCTATTTTCTGACATTTTACCTGCATAAATATAACGTGTCAAAAATTTAATTCCGTCAATTGTTTTGTCTTGCTTACTTGTGATGTTTGGTCGTGCATCGCCAGTGCTTACAAAGTTGTAAACCTTACTTAAAAGTGACGGTTCTAAATCCTTAGATAGCATTTCGTTTTCTTCGTCATCGTTTTCGTAATCAACATCTTTTATATCAATCAAAACCCAATCTTTTCCAACTTCTTCACCGAATGCACTAATGTCAATTTGTAAACTTAATTCCGTTCCCGTTTCCTCTTGTTTATCTTCGCTCGATTGTACGTTTTCTAAATCAGTAAACTCCAAAGGTTGTAACGTCTTAAAGAACAATTTAGCGGTATTTCCGTTGAACGATGTTATTTGTTCTAATCCATCAATCAAAAGTTGCTGTAAAGGTCTAATAACCATATTATCGAACAATACAAAAGCGTTTTTCAATTCATCTGCATTACTTCCGAATCCGTTTGCACTTCCTAATCCTAAAAGTAAACCGCTTGTAATGGAGTGCGAAACCATAATTTTACGTTCGCATTCAGTTGAAAGATATTGATAGTGTTCTGGCGCATCGTTCAAAGGAATATCATCAACCGTTGTTGCTGTTTCTTTGTTGTTGTTGAACCCAACGATTACTCTTTGTCCTTTGCTCCCCGTTAGTTTGTTTTTAATTTGTTGCTGTAATAAATTTTGCGTTTCAATGTCAGGTTGTCCGTTGTTAAAATTTACCACTTTCGTGCCGCTAAAACCATTTTGAACCTCGTTAATAAGGTAATCGCTTACTTCTTCTTCAAGTAGTGCGTATGCCGTTCCTGCTACATAATCTGGCAAAGAAAAATACTTCATTCCGATTGCGTAAGGTCGAATAACTAATATTTCAACTTTGTCTTTTGAACTTTTAAATGTAGCAAATTTCTTTGGCGGGAATTTCTTAATGTCTTCCCAATTATTTGAATAATACCAATTGTTAATTTTCCCTTCATCGTCGCATTTCTCAGGTGCTAAAAGATTCATATCAATATGAAACGCCTTTAGTATTCTATCGTGCTTGTCGTTGTAGTGTACTTGAATTGCGCATTGACCTAATGTTTTTAAATCAAAGCAAAGTTTTCTTAAGCAATCCTTGTTAAAAAGTGCCATTACTTGAGCGTATTCAGCAGGTTTACGGCTCGCATCAATTACTCCTAATCCTTTACCATACATCAACCTTGTAACGTTGTTTATAATAGATTGATTAGTTGCGCTCTTTCTATAACGGTCAATAAGGAATTGAAAGTAACTATTGTTTTCGCCGAAAGTTACATAACCTTTTTGTTTCGATTCTATTATTTGCGGTGCTTCGTATTGCGCCAAATTTATTACGTCTATATTCATAACATCACAAAATCATTATTACTTGAATGTTCGTCAGTTTGCAAACCTGCCTTATAACACCAAACCTGCTCGCTTCCTAAAAAATTAGTAAGGTTGTAAAGTTGCACTATGTAGAAACGCCCTGCCTTTAGTGAATACACCGCTTGTACTCCGATATAATAACCGTAATCAATTATAGTCGGCGCGTTAATTGTTGCGCTTGTTCCTGCTTCTTGGTCAATTACTACAATACGTGTTATCGTTGTGCTACGTGGCGCGCATTTCAATATTTGGGCTGTTGCACTTACTTGTAAAACATTCATATTTATAAAACTATTAAAGTGTAATTCTGTTGCATAAAAAAAGGGTTACATTTCTGCAACCCCTTTCTATGGAGACAATCAAACAAAATTCTAAGATGTTGTGAAAGAAGCTAAAGCCGTTAAGTCAGTTAATAAACCTGCTTCTGTTGAACAATTAATGAAATTCGCAGGCAATGCTTCCATTCCCGTAAATGTCAAAGTATAACCGTTCAAATCACCTGGTTCTGTACCCATTCCAATAGTACCTGCTGTTAAATCCATTCCTCTTTTAAGTCCTGCAATTCTGTAGGTATTGTCACGCCCTCTAACAATAATTTGCGGTCTTCCGTAAGATAGTAATTTTACTATTTTTTGGCTTGTCGCATCTTGTTTTTTAAGTGTGATAGTTAATTCTTGTTGAAAGAAAGTAGTACCATTGTTTCTATCTGTTGTGATAGTTTCTTGGTAGCTATTAGTTCCTTTTAACTCAAATTTGTAGCAAGCTGTAACGTTTGCAATCGCTGTGATTAAATCAGTATTTGTGTTGTCATAAGTAACATCAACCTCGGGGTTAAAATCCCCGAAGTTAATGAAATATGCTGCGTCTAATCCTGCAATTGAATCTTTACAAACTTCTAATCTTCCGTTGGCTAAGTCGCAACTCATAAGTTCTTAGTTTACAGAGTTAGTAACATTGTACGTAACGATGTCCTCAACGATTCCGTATTGAACACCTGCCGTCATTCTCATAACGATGCGGATATTTTGGTCACCAATCGTTTCTGAAGTATCAATGATTCTAACTTCTTGTGAATCGTTAAGTAAACCAGTACCGAATACTAAATTTTCTTTAGTTGTTGCAATCATAGTTGAAGCAGGTAAACCTGGTGCGTGTGCTAATTTAACACCCTCGAAAGGTAAAATTGCGCCACCGTTAAACCACATTGAACCTTTACCGTCGATACCATTTGCTCCTAAGTTAGTAGCGAATCCACCCAATGCACGAACGTATAATCTAAACACGTTTGTAGAAACGTAGATATGGAAATCTTCACGTGCTGAAACTGCTAATGGAGTAGCGTCTAAAACTTTTCCGATTTCTGCAATAACGTTAGTTGATAACAAACCGCCACCTACTAATGCAAGTTCTTGCGCTGAAGGTAAAGCAGGATCTAAAGCTAATAAAGTTGTAAATCCGTCAAACTCTCCGTTATTAGATGCAACACCTCTCCAGATGTTTACTTCGTTTTCTGAAGCTACCTTTTCAGCATATTGTGCTAACAAAAAATCTGTAAATGATTTCGGCATAACGTCAAATGCTGAATAACCCATTTCGATTGCGTCCCAATCATTTCTGAAAGTTGTTTTACACAATTGGCGGTTAACTTGTAATTCTTTAGGTTGGATTACTCTTTCTGTTAAAGTAATCGTTCCTGCAGGATTGAAGTCGCAAGATGCGTTTGATAAAAGTTTGTCAGTTGCAAGTCGTTTCATAACTGACTTGAACTTAACGTTCGGCATAATTGTGATTAAATTACTTGCCAAAGTTGGTGCGGGCAATAAAGCCGCTGCGATATACTTACCTGCGAACTCGCCAGCGTAAGTAGTTGTAATTGAAGTAGTTGTACTCATTTTTTTATAAATGTTTTAAAATTAAACTGCTGTTAAAGTGATTGCTCCTGCTGAAACACCTGAACCGTTTACGTACCAATTTGTTCCGTCACAAACTAATTCTGCGAAGTCACCGATTGATTCTGCCGATGCCACGAATGAAATAGTGTTTTCGTCAACTCCTGCTACGTGCGCTCCGTTAACTAAAACGCTTCCCTCGATTGCGTTACTAAGTGCTTTTACTGTCCAATCTGTAGTTGCAAACAATTGACCTACGATAAACTTAAATCGTAAACCTGCTGATGTTGCTACTGCAGGCAAAGTGATTTGCGCTCCTGCTGCTGCTTTTAAGATAAATACTTTACCGCTATCTTTTGCGGTTAAAGTTGTTGCTACCGCTACGGTTTCAACTACTGCCAATTGACGTTCTGTGTCGTTGGTTACTGCTAAATAAGTTGTGCTCATTTTATTGGTTTATAAATTTCATTACTAAATCTCTTGTGCTTTTAGGTGCTTCTACCTTTACTTTTTCCGTTGGCTCTGGATTGTGAACAATTGCTTTCGG